ACGTCACGATAGAGTGAAATCAGCTTCTCGTCGTTCGAAATGTTGGGCGATGTGAGAATCGTCTCAAGCCGGTGATGCATGTAAAAGCTGTTCAGGTTGCGTCCGTTTTTGCCCCAGCCAGGCCGTTTGTAGCCTACCACAAAGTTTTGAATATTCTTCATGCCCGTGAAGTCCAGCCACTTGTTAGTAAGCACGTAGATTGTTGACCTTGAGTCGTACTGCATTACCACATAGTCCTTGGGGATTGTGTTGCGGCTTTGCCGCGCGAGGCACACGTGACTGCGCTGATGTGTTCGCATGCCACCTGGGCGTATCATGCGCGCGCAGTGTGGACATGCGACATGCGGATATGAGATACGTGGTTTGCGCTTTAGTGTCTTCCGTGGTGGGCAAAAGTCAATCGCCGACGGTGCTTCGTTATTTTGTTCCGCCATTCGGTCCTCCAAGGCGCACTAACGTCCATAGGGCTTGAAATTGTGGGTTATTCTCGGGCAAGGTACAGCACATCTCGAACTCTTGCTCGGTAATTTGCGGAGAGTAATATAGGTCTACGATGGATTGACGCAGATAGTGACGTGACCAGATACGCGCTGGATGTCCCCAGCCGCCCCGTGAATGCCCCGTGACGGCAGTCATAACATGAGGTCCCTTTATGGCAGATAGCCATTGCTTACGGCGAACCGTTTGGTCGAAGTAGAATGTGTCAGTCCAACCCTGGGCTACATATCTGAGATGCAGACCATGGACCCGACAGCCCTGTGTGTGTAGGTGGCGACGCAGCGAGGGCTGTCGCAGCTCCATCTCGCAGTTAGGGCAGTGTGTTGTTGGTTTTGCCTTTACATCTTTGGCCATGTGTATATCCAATCGGTTGCTCGTTTCTGTCCCTTGAGTTCGTGCCATATCTCGTGGGTCTGGACGCACCCCTCACACAACCACGAACCTACCACGTGATGTGCATCTAAAACACAACACTCATCCTGCAAGCATTGTGCCACAACATACATCACCTCGTGGCAGTCGCGGCAAAGACGCAGCAACAGCGCATTACCTAGGTGCTCAGGGCGATTTGGTGTAAACACCATTGTCATCACACGTGTACTTACCCAGCAACTCATACCATTTCACTGCGTCGCGCCTCACACCGCTGCATTTCAACCACCACACGAAGTCACACAACGCGGCAAATTTAATGGGTGGTTCGGGTACTCCGATGAGTGATTTCATGCGTGTTCCTTAAGTTCGTGCCACACTTCGTGTAACCAGGCACACCGCGCACAGACAAAAATATTACGCAAGCCCCCCGCAAAGATTGAACGATGTGCAGGCCAGCATACAAAGCAACGCTTCGTGGGTTTCTTGCCCTTACACTCGACGCAGCGCCTACGTCGCATGCGACGCTTCCTCGGATGTCTTGGCATATACGCCTTCGTCGTCACACATAAGCCATGCGATGTATGTGTCGGTCCAGCGCTTGTCCTCGGGCTTGGCACGGGTGATATGGTCTATGGCCTCGCGTAGCGTCATCTTGGACCCATAGATGTGATACCCGCTCGGCACAATCACGCGTCGCTCTCCACTTCCACGAGCCCTGTAGGCAAGACCTTACGAAGCATGGTCACTACGAGCGTGCGAAACTTCTCTATGCTCTCGCTGTTACGCACAATCTCGGACTTGAAACTAATACGAACGGTTATGCTTTGCATCGAATTCTCCCTTGCTCATGAATTTTCGCACATTACGTAGCGAAACACGAGTGCGCCGCGCCTTAAGACACGCGAACACCAGCATCATCGCGACCCATGCGCCGAGTCCATAACCCACGATACCAAGCAATGCACTAAATATTGCCATTGGTCCCCCTAGTTTTTGACCCAAGGTTTCGGTGAGGGAACTTGAAAACCCCAAACCCGATCATCGGGCGATTTTGCCGCAAGATACGCGGCTTTGCGGCCATATTTCGATGAGCCGCTTGGGGCTTCGTTGTACTTCGCACGTCGTGTTTGCTTTTTTCGCTTTGCCATCACGCTACCTCCCTGTGCAATCTCGTTATGTGACAACGCTCACACTGTTCGTATTCGCTTTGCTCGCCTGTCTTGAACCGATGCCACAAATGCCCAAGCTTCAAACAAAATGCGTTCATGCTCATACCTCCATTGCCCATGAGTATTGGTCGCAAGGCCACAGACCGACTACAAGTGACTGGGACGAGCCCTGTGTTAGTGTTCACGAGTCGTGTGGTATGACCTTGTGATCAATACTCATGAGATGCCTAATTCTCTTTCCTTACGCCAGTGAAGGCTTTCGTGCATCACCAGTTTAACCTTATCTTCGTCACTAAGTGTCGGATGCTCCGCAAAGAACTTAGTGAGATGCTTTTCGAGATATTCCAGTATGTCCACCAATCATCTCCAGTCACGCCCCTCGTAGGAAGGGCGTGCATTGGAAGGGACTAGAAGCGGGCAACTTCGACAGGCTTCTTGGTAGAGAACTCGTCTTTGTGCTCCGTGAGGAACGTTTTGATCTCGTCACTGTGCTCCAGCAACCTGGTCATCTGCTCTGGGTACAGGGTCGTGGGGAACCGTCCGAGCCCGTAGACGCTCAGCGCGCCCTTCTCAGAGACCTTGAGGCGGACTTTCGGCGTTCCCTTGGCCCGGAGCTGCGCGTTCAGGGCTTCCAATTCGGCCACTCGTTTCGCAAGGATTTCTTCTGTATTCATAAAACCTCCCGTGTGTGATGTGTCCGGCGTAATTCCGGCTTAGGTTCTCAATTCGCTACGTAGTTTGCGAATCTCTGCCTCGTTTGCCACTATTTGGGCCTGAAGTGCGTCGCGCTGTGGTGCGCCGCGCGGCTTGCGTGGCTTGGCCTGACGTGATAGGTAAGGCGCGTCCCAAGGTGAAGGCATAGAGAGTGCTATGGCCAGGCGCCTCGTTGCCGCGAGCTGCGCGTCACACCCATGCTGCGTTACGACGTAGTCGCCCTCGTCGCAATCACAACGCCATGTTTCATTGCAGTGCTCGCAGAGATGGTTATGGTCCAGGCCCTTCCATGGGCCTTTAGGTGCGTCTCCAAGCGATGCTTGTATCTCGCGTGCCTTGAGCGCTTGGCGTAGGAATAGGATTTCCATCTCGCGCTCTCTGGCCTTGTGCCTTAGAGCGGCCTTAAGGCGCTTGATCTCCTGGGCATTGGCGTCGATTTGGTTGTGTGGGTTTGTGTTCATGCAGCGCCGATAAAGCGACTTTTGTGCCAGTGCACTTTTGAGAACTTTATGGTGCGCTAGGGAGTTTGCGACCGCGCGGCACGCTTCTTGCTGTTGTCACAAACGTGGCAAACGGTGGCAAAGTGTGGCAAAATGCGTGCAAGTGCGGCAAAGTGCGTTCGATTCCGTTGGCACGCCGATTGCGACGCCCATACGCGCACACATACTCGCGCACGTGCGCGAGCGCGTACCCGCGCGTCGCAAATGCCGTGCCATTGGAGGAATTTGGTGCGATTGTTGCCACGAGCGACTGGCACAAATCTTGCATGCGCCGGCGACGCCGGGCGCTCACACCCTACCCTAGGGGGTACCCCGGGGCGATGCGCCCCCCGGGATAAACCACATAGAAAATTGCGTACTTAGGTTCACACAGTGAACATTCTCGCACCACCTACCACATACCACAAATGCACCCCACACCACAACGCCACAAATGCCGTGCGAACATTCTGCGCGCCGTACACCGCACCACGCGTTTTTGGGCCCGCCGGCGCACCACCTATGAACATTTCGGCCGCCGCAGACGGCGGGAAGTTCTGGGAACTTGAAAGCACTTCTTCACCCTGTCCGCACTTTTCCCTAACGAATTCGCGACGTTACACGGGTCGTTCGTGGCGGGCTTGTCCATTCTCGCCCAAATATCCCCGCCTTTTCACATAGTTACACAAATCGCGGACACCTCAAATTTTAGCCCTATAAGAGAGTGATGTCCGTAAAAATTTGCGGACATGCGGACATGGGGCGTCGGTCGGGGAAACCGACTCACCTGTCGGGCGGCGGCCATTAGGGCCGCACGCCCTCGGGTGAAGCAGTGCACGTTACGGACAGCCCCGAGCCCCGAGGATGGGGCCGAGGGCCATACCACCAGAGACCCATTGACATGCCACGCCGCGCATGCTATTCTGGCCGTATGGGTAGGATACGTCGACCGCCACGGCCGCAGGCGCCGCTCGTACCACATACGCAAGCGACGCCCTATTCTATGGACGCGCGGACGTACGAACGCGAGGAGTTGGGGGAACAAGAACTTGAAATCCTTCGTCGCCTTCTCGAACGACAAGAACCTAAGAGCATATGTGTCGACATGGGGCTTGCGCGGCAGACTCTGGATGCACTGTCCCTTCAACCCAGGTTTCAGCGTGAGTACGAACTTCAGGCGAAGATTGCCGATCGAAGCATTCGAGTACGCATGGAACGCCTCGCAGGTGAGGCTCTTGACGTTGTCCGAGACGTTATGCGTACTGCGGTATCTCCCGGTAACCGCCTTCGAGCTGCGGTGGAGATACTTGATCGAAGCGGCTACGTCAAAATTGAGAAGCGACTCACGGTTACCGCCGATGCTGAATCGATCATTCGCGAACTCAATCGTCTGGGAGCCACCGACGCTGTGCCGTCTGACCCAGTGACCGTACCACATGCCACACAAGTCGTACCTACTAATGAAGGGGGAGAAACATTTGAAGACGCGGAATTTGAGGAAATCGGCGCGGCCGTCGCCAACGCCGTCGCCGAAGGGCGACTCGATCAAGACGCTTAAGAAACCTCGCCGCAAGGCGCGGGTGCCCCGGGCGCTGCCGCCCGTCGATCTGGACGCACAGGAGTGGCGCTGCATTCTCACGATCCATCGGGCCAACGAACTGACCGACCAGCAACGCTACGTTATCGTCAATTGGCTGCGGGCCAAGATCAATGAACTCGGGACCGATGAGTTCGGCCGCAACCTCGCACCGACATATCGCGCACGGACCCTGGTGTAATGGCCACACTGACCAAAGACCAAGAGATCGCCCGCACGATGAAGCGGTGGTACAGTGACCCGTGGGCCGCCATACGCGAGGGCAAAATCTTTACGCTTGACCAGACGGACGCGCGGACGCCGGTAAAACAGTTTCCCCCGAAACAACACCTCGAACAGATCACGCGGATATGGGAAGCAAACCCCATGTTGCTTGTACCCAAGAGTCGGCGCATGATGCTTTCGTGGTTGATGTGCTACCTGCATTTGTGGTATGCTATGTTTCACCCAGGACGTGCGATCTTTATCGTCAGCGACAAGGAGCAAAAGAGTGATGGTCTGGTCCGTATGTGTGAATTCATGTACACGAATATCCCAGACGGGACAATTCTTAAACCGATCATGCGCTCAAAATATTGCGCGCTGGAGTTTCCCGGACTGGATTCCTACATCATGGGCCTTCCAAGCGGGGCCGCTCAGCTTCGACAGTACACCGCTTCTGCGCTACTTTTTGATGAATTCGCATTTTGGGGTGACGCCATGGAAACGCTTGGTGCTGCTCGGCCCACTATCGAAGGTGGGGGGCGTCTCACCATCGTCTCTTCAGCACAAGATGGTCCATATAAAAAACTCGTGTTCGATGAAACCCTGGCTTAACATAGCGGAGGAATAATGTTTGACGAAGGACAGCATCATCCCAAGTGGTCGTTTGTACGCGGGTGGAACGAGCGGCGTTGCACATGCGCCGCCTGCTTACCGGCGTTGCAGTTCCGACAGCAGCCTACCATGGCGCCATACCTGCCGGTAATGCAGCCACAGCCAGCGCCCTCCCCCTATTTTTATGGTGACATAGTCCGAACCACCAGCGGCACCACCAATGTCAAGTAACGTCTCGCCACTCGCGGCCGTACTACTGGGCAACCCGGGCGGCATCGCATACGTCCCGGACCTACCCCAGGGCGCCGTCGTCACCAACACCACGCGCGGCATATGGGAGTGGACCAATGTACAAAACGGCTTTCACGTCGCGCTCGTTCATTTTTCAAGCGACCCTTCCAAGGACAGTGACGCATTCGTCACGGAAGCACGCAAAGGAACTTCGGTCGCTAACTACGAACGCGAGTACAATATTCGCTGGCAAAGTTTTCGAGGCAAGCCGGTTTTCTCGGAAGACTTCAAGCGTAATTTCCACGTTTCTACCGCGCCACTCGTGGCCCAGTCACAACTACCTATTATTCGTGGATGGGACTTCGGTCTATATCCCGCATGTGTGTTTACCCAATTATGGCCGGGGATGCGATTGGTGGTGCTCCGAGAGATATGCGAATCGGGCATGGGTCTCGAACGGTTTCTCGAAGAGGTTGCTGCGAAATCCATTGAGTGGTTTCCGGGGTCGCGCAAGTACTACGAAGTAGTAGACCCCGCAGGTTTCGCCCGCTCGGCGAACGACGAACGTACCGCCGTGTCGATGCTCGCGAACACGTCGACATACCGCATGAACGTCACTCCCGGGGTGCAGGTTCCGGCGGAGCGTCTCAAGGCCGTACGCAAGTTCCTGAGTCGTGTGGTACGCGGCGAGCCCGCGATGCTGATCGACCCGTCGTGCCCCATGGTCATCGGTGGCATGGACGGCGGCTACCACTATTCCTATAATGTATCTGGACAACTCAGAGAAAAGCCCGAGAAAAACATCTACTCACATCCGGCCGACGCCCTACAGTATGTGGCCACGCGAGTCCTGGAAATGGACCTGAGTGGTACTGCGGTGCCCGAAATCAAATCTCCCAGTTATGGTTTCAGAAATGCTAACTCAATAAAGGAACACACCCAACATGGCACAAAATAGTTCTACCTATACCGGCGTACAACTCGCCCAAGACGAGGTAAAAGAAGGTGCAAAGCAAAAGACCAAAACCGCCGTGGTGGACGATGAGACCGCTCTCGCCTTTTTCACGCATGTCTACACGGCCGCTGATGAGGCGCGGCGGCCTCGTGAGGCCGTCTGGAAGCAGTCTTGGGATTTGTACAACGGTCAGTACGACTGGAGCGGCAAAGCGAACTGGCAATCAAAGGTCAACATCTCACTGGTACGGCAAGCCGTCGACCGCGCAGCAGCGACCTTTCGTCGCGCGCTCGTTCGCATGCGTAACTTTTTTGGGGTCGAAGCGGAATCCCGGGTTGGTTATCAGCAGGGTTTGTTCACGCGTTCCCTTTTGGATTACTGGCTCGACCGCGCCGGATTTGTGCGAGAGTTCACTTCGGCACTTAAGGTGGGTCTCATCACTTCAACGATCATAATGAAAGTGTGGTGGGAGTATTGCTGGATCAACGACTTGACAGTCGAAATGCAAGAGAGTAAAGTTCCCACAGAGTCGTTCGGCCTGGAGACAGGATATGAAACCAAGCAGGTTGCTAAACCAAAACGCGGGCAAAAACTCGTGGGCAAACTGGGACTGCGAGCTGTCGACCCATTCAAGTTTTGGGTGGTCCCAGGGTCAGAAGGTCGATACGTCATTGAGCGGACCGAGGCTTTACTTGCAGACCTGGAAGCCATGGCCAAGAAGGGCATTTACGACACCGAGGCTGTTGCCCGGCTCGTACCTAATGCGGGTTCCGCTGACGTAAACTCCCAGGAAGATGCCGAGCGTAAGGGCGAGTTGCCCGCCACAAATAAAAACTCATTCATGAAAAGCGTCAATCTTTACCACTACTGGGGTGATATCTTCGACGAAGAGGGCAAGATACTGATGCGCGACGCAACGTTCACCGTAGTGTGCAGCGCGAACGGCGATCCCGTCGAGATCATCCGCAAGCCCCGGGCGAATCCCTTTTTTCACGGCTGCGCGCCCTACGTCGTCGGCACGCCCTATGTGGTACCTTTCTCAACCTACAATCGCGGCATCGTCGAAGACGTGG